TTCTAAATGTAAAGATGAATATTTAGTTAAAGATCCTAATCTAAATATTCACTTTAAAATAAGGAATGGTGTACGCTACTGGCTTACACCTCCTCCTTTAAACTATAAAAAATGACACCAGTAAGAAAATCTATTCTTAAACTACGAAAACTTAAAGAAATTAGACGTAACAATCTAGAAAAAAATTTATTAGAAGTCCAATTAAAAGGACAGGATCATTATGTTTTTATAAAAGACAACGGAAAAGCTCAAGTCATATATGACGAAGGTCGTTGGATTTCAGAACATATAAGAACTGCAATATTAAAATTTAATTATGAAATAGATAAAATAGATAAATTATTAGTTCGTGATTTTACAGATGAAGAGATTAACGAGTACGAAAAAACTTTGCAATAGGATTTGTTGGTTTTCTTTGTCTTAATTCTTTTACAACTGCATTTGCTTCTAGTTCTATAAGTCTATTTAACATAGAAGCCATAAAAATATCTTGATCAAATTTCTTCCTGACAAGATGAGTACAATATCTTTTAATATTATCTAAATCATTTGCTTTCATAATTTCTCTACATTCCAATTCAACTTCTAATTCCATCTCTGGAGGTGCTGGCTCAATATTAATGTTGAGAAATTTGGTTATTTTCATTGAAGATTAGTGGTAGAACCTGGAAACATTCTGGATTCAATAAAAGCTACTGCTTGATCGTCTATTGAATTATCTGTTTGTTTGGCTATTGCCTTTAACAGATCCACAATTAATCTCTTCATTGCTTTCGATTTGATAAAGACTAGAAGGATAGGTTTAAAAATTTTTACCATCGTTTTTATGTGTTACTTTCCAAACATAGCTAAATTGCTAGTATATAACAAGAGATATTACACTTCATGGCTGAAGAGAAAAAAGGTATGATGGATAAGATAAAAGAAAAGTTTGAAGATAAAGAAGAGCAATTTGAGTATATCTCAGTTGCAGTCAGGCTTTTGGTAGTTTTTTGGAGTGGACTTCTGGTTACGAGCAACTACTTGCCTAAGATTCCAGGTCTTACAACGGGAGAAAAGCAGGATATAACTTTTCCAGCCAGCTTGTTGGCAACCGCACTTAGTTCCTTTGGGCTTGAGCAAGCTAAAAAAGGTAATAAGAAAGACGATAAGGTTGTCACAGAAAATGGTATGGTTCAGACTATAAGGGTGATTACTCCCATTCGTATCGAGGGAGCAGAAGTCATCGACTCAAAACCTAAAAAATGAAAAAACTAATCCCATTTCTCTTTCTTGTATCCGCACCAGCTTATGCGGACATGAATCACTCCATATCATCTAGTGTAAAGTTTGAGTCTCTTTCAGCAGCTAGTACGGCTGATAAA